TCAAACGAACGCACGTACACCTCGCCGCGCCCCGACTCGTCCGACCAGTAGGCGAGATAGCGACGATCTGGGGATAGTTTGGCGTGGTTAGCCACGTACTTTCCTCGTACCAGTTCCACTGCTTTGCCTTGGTCGACCAGCAGCGCGAACAGGACGCCGCGCGATTGGAAAAACATGAACCGCTCGTCAGACCAGTCGCTGATGAAGATCGGCTCGCCCGGCGGATTCCGATACAAGATCTTCGCCGGTCCCGACCCGTCAGCAGAGATCTGATAGATTCCGTAGCGATCGTCCTGAACACCGACAAAGGCAATGCGCTGGCCGTCGGGAGACCAAGCCAGGTGTCTGGCCAACGCTGGGGGGATCGGCGAGTTCTGGACATGTGATCCGGTGGTCTTGTCATATATCCGGATACTTCCTTCATAAGTGGCAGCGATCCGTGTTGAATCCGGGGAGAGGGCCGGCTCGCCGTGCATGCCAGGGCTACCCACCTTCCACGTGACTTTGCCATCACGGTTGAATGCCGTCAGTTGTGACGGGAAATAGCCGCCTCGGGTCTTCGTGGCGGGCTGAGCTTTGGCGACGGTGCTGGCTGCGATTCTGTCATCTGTCATCGCCTGCTCGAACGACAGAAAGTTGGTTGCCAGCACTAGAGCGATGAGCCGAAAGGCCCCAAGAGACCGCATGGTCTGTCAGTATACTGCCAATCGAGGTGCGGCAGAAGGCTTCGACCCGAGGCTTCGACCCGAGGAAGTCGGGCCCCGCAAGAGCGAACAGTTCTGTCCAGTCCCATGTCTGACAACAAGCTCGAACTCGTTGTCGAAGTCGACGTCAACCGCGCCAACGCTTCGATCAAGAGCGTCAACGCCGGACTGTCGTCGATGGAAGCCACGGCGGTGAAGGCCGCACGCGGAGCCTCTTCCGGGATCGACGGACTGACCGTCTCTGTGGCCAAGGGCGCCGCGGCCGCCGGCGTCCTGGCTTCGGCGTTCGAACGGGTCGTCGGCTGGGTGAAGACCCAGATCGAGGAGACCAGCCGCCTGGCGGCGCGCAACGAGACCCTGGCCGTCGTCAACGCCCAGCTCGCCCGCGCCAACGGCTACAACGAAGGCTCGATCGAGCGGCTGGTCACCCGGATCAAGGATCTGGGCATCACCACGCAGGCCTCGCGGGACATCGTCAACAAGATGATCGCCGCGCAGCTCGATCTGTCGAAGGCGACCGACCTGGCGCGGCTGGCCCAGGATGCGGCCGTCGTCGCCGGCCAGGACTCGAGCGCCGCCCTGCAGGGCATCATGAGCGGCATCACGACGCAGCAGATTGAAGTCCTGCGCACCTACGGCATCAACATCCAGTTCGAGCGGGCGTTCACCGAGGCTCGCCGGCGGCTGGGCCGGGACATGACCGAGATCGAGCGCCGCAACACCGCGCTCAATGTCGTGCTGGCCGAGGGTCCTAAGATCGCAGGCGCGTATGAGGCCTCGCTCGGCACGGTCGGCAAGCAGATGGGCTCCTTGAGCCGTTATGTCGAAGAGGCCAAGGCAGCGATCGGCGCCGAGTTCTTGCCCGAAATGCGGCGAATGATCGAGGGCCTCACGGATCTCGCCAAGTGGGTGAACCGCAACTCTGACGCGATTGGGCTGTTTGCGAAGGCCATTGCTGCGGCAGCGATTGGCGCGGCGGTGGCCCAGTTTGTCGGCTGGATCGCTGGTGCGAAGCGCGCAGTGGACGCACTGACGCTGGCGATGACCCGGAATCCGTTCACGGCGATCGCGGTCGGTGCGGCGGTGGCCGGCACAGCGATCTACGAGATGAACCAGCGGACCCTTGAGGCCAACGAAGAGATGCTGGGCCTGATGCGCACCGCCGATGACATGAAGCGGATCAACGAGGCCATCAACGCCGGCAAGTCGATCGAGGACTTGAAGAAAATGGGCTATTCGCTCGACCAGGTCCGCGAGGCGATGTTCGGCGGGAAGAAGGGCGCCAAGGAGTTCTTCGACGCCTTCGACAACGACGAGTTCCGAAAGCGGATGAGCGACCTGAATCGGGTTGGCATTGATGCGGAGGAGGCCAGAAAGCGCAAGGCGGAAGCCGAGACGCTTGCCAAAGACATCGGGAAACATCAGATCACGGTCGAGCGGGAGTCCGCGCAGGCGGTGGCGGAGGCACGGCGCGGCGGGCTGACCGGATTCGCCCGCGAGATGGCCACGGTGGGTGAGCAGGTAAAGAAGTGGGCGACGTTCACGGACGACAAGGGCATTGAACACCAAGCCGGGTTGACGAAGCGTGCCTGGCAGAATGTAATCGACGAGTTGTCGGTGCGCTGGGCAGCGTTCCGGGAGAAGTCGCAGAAGGAGTCCCGCGAGCAACTCGCCGAGCACCTACGCGGCGAGGAGGAGGCGGCAACCCGCAGGCTGGCGCTTGAGTCCTCGGTCTATCAGAAGCGGCTCGAATACAACGAGGAGATCGCCCGGCGAAACCTTGATCACTTTGGCCGCGTGATGGGCATTGAAGAGCAGAGTGCGGACTTAAGCCGCGATGAACGGCTCCGCGCCCTGGAGAGCTTCGACGCGCAGACGCTCGAGCAGAAAGCCGCAGTCGAGGCGCAGCGAGCGCAAATCGAAATCGATCACATCGGGCGGGTCCACGAGATCCGGATGCGGATGTTCGGGCTCGAAACCTCGACCATGCTGATCGACGAAGAGGCCAACATGGCCCGGCTTGGCTACCGGGCTGACGAGATCAAGGCCAGGATTGCGGAGTTGACCGCACAGCGAGACGAGATCAAGCGGGCGAGTGAGGAATCGACCGGCGCCGCGATTGACGCCGCGCGCCAGAACGCGGCCAGCCGCACGGCAGAGATGGTGCGCGACCATAATCGGCAACTTTTTGACACTTTCAAGCGGCAGGCCGAGGGGGTCTTCGATGCCCTGCTGTCGAAATCACAGTCGATCTGGTCGGCGATCGGCAATTCGCTCAAAACGGCGCTTCTCACCGCCATCAAGGATGTGGTTACCTCGCGCGTGGCCGCGATGCTGATGCAGTTGTTCACCGGAACGAGCGTCTCAATGCGCCAGGCGGCCTCAGGCGGCGCGGGGATCCTGGGCTCTCTGGGCGGCCTGATCGGCATTGGTGCGTCACCCCTGTTCGCCGCGGCTGGCGGCGGCAGTAACCTGCCAGCGAGCGTCTCCATGCTGAACCCCGTTTCGCAGATGGGATCGGCGGGGCTGGTGGGCGGCATGAGCGGGGCGACCATCGGTGGCCTCAGTGCCGCTGGCCTCGGCTCGATGGTTGCGGGCGGCGGCGCACTCGGCGTTCTTGGCGCGTTCAAGGCGGGTCAGAGCAGCAACAACATCCTGAAGTACTCGTCGCCGGCCATCGGTGCGGTCGCCGGAATGACCACCATGGGCGGCCTGATGGCGATGTTCCCTGCCCTGGTGGCTGCTGGTCCGTGGGGCATGATCGCAGCCGCGGGCATCGGCGCGGCAATTGGCCTGATGGGCATGTTCCGGAAGACGGCAGAGCAGAAGGCGATCGACAAGATCCGCGACATCTACAAGGTGACGGTGGACAAGAGCTTCGCACGGTCGGTCATTGAGATGGCCAAGTCGAGCTTCGGCGGGAATCTCGAGGCCGCCGTCCGTTCGGCGCAAGTGCGGGACATGGTCATGGAATACGCCATCGCGACCGGCCAGAACGCCGGGATTCTCGACAACAAGCCGCGTGGCGTCTGGATGACCCAGCAGGGCGGCACGCTATACCAGTCCGGCTTCGCGATGAGCGGCCAGCAGTACGGTTACTCCTCAAGCCTGCCGGGCCTCGGGAACCTGAAAACGCCACAGCAATCGCCGCAGCAGCAGGTCGTGTACGTGACCATCCAGGCCGATGGAGAGTCGACCGAACGGTTCCTCGAGGGCAAGACCGTGAAGTTCGTGAAGAACAACGAAGGCGCGGTGACCTCGTCGTTCAACTCCGGCATGTCGAAAAGCCTCGGCCGGACGACGGCAGCCACGGCGATCAACGATCCGCTGGCGGTGAAGATCTAATGCCAGGAAACGTCGCCTCCGCCGTCGCGGCCACGGTCATGCCGAGTAGTCTCTGTGCGCTGTTTCGCGAGACGCGCGCCTGGCCGGTGCGTGAGAGCAGTGGCTACGCCGATGGCCGATATCAGGCACAGGTCCAGGCCGATTCAAGCCGGAAGGCGTGGGAGATCGGCAAGCTGCTGACGTTCGCCCAGTGGCTGACTCTGAGCGCGTTTTTCGAAGCCTGCAATGGGGCCCAGAAGCCGTTCTATTGGTATCCAAACGTCGCGGATTACGATCCGACCGGATCCTACACAGCGGGCCGGCATCTGGTCCGCTTCGACGGCGCGCTGAGCCGTACCTACCGTCTGGGCCGCCAAGAGGCGAGCCTCCAAATCGTTGAAATCGAATAGCTGATGCCGGAATACATCGGACCTGTGGCCATCCCCGAACCGGGGGTGAGCGGAGTGTTCCCCGTCGCGCTGGACTATACCAGCGTGCAAGTGCGGGAGCCTCGCCTTGTCGTCCACCGATTTGGCACGCTCGATGCAAAGGTCGAGCAGCGGTTCTATGACGGGCCCGGTGTGCGCCGGTTTCAGGTGCAGTTGGCGCGGCTGACGCCGGCTCGGCGAACTGCGCTGGTCGATTTCTTCGAAGCCCGGAAGGGCAGTTACCAGCCATTCACCCTCAACGTCGCCGAGCCGGACGGATCGACTGCCACCTACACCGCCCGTTTCGCCGATCCCACCCTCCAGCTTGAAGCCTCTGCCGATGGCTCCTGGCGCGGGTCGGTCGAACTCGTCGAAGTCCCAACCACGGCGCCCTCCCACGCGATCACCTCCACCGAAACTCGCTTCCCTGGAGCCGCACTCAGGGCCGCACTGCTTTCGCAGACCCAGGCCGTGATTCCGTTGGTCCGCGTCATTGCCGGCGAGCATACCCTCCTTCTCTCCGACAGACGCGTCACGATCGGCGGCAATCTCTATCAGCCGCGCCTGCTGAGCTGGCGTGGAATCAGCCAGGCCACCGACGGTGAAGCCGACCAGGCCAGTTTCGTTTTCGGCAACGGCGACAGGGTTTTCGCGGCCCTGGTGAACGAAGTTGATCTGTACAAGGCCGAGATCGAATTCTCGGTCTTTCACGCCGGTACGGGCGTAAAGCTCGACTTCTGGAAGGGATTCATTGGCTCCTGGTCGTTCGACAGCGGACCGGAGTTCCGTGTCGAGGCGCAGGACGGACTGTATGCACTGCGGTTGGGTTATCCTGCGCGCAAGATCGTGCGGCAGGACGACGACCCGCGCCGGGCCTTTGCGATCCCGAACCAGCCGGTCAGTGTGGGCGGCAAGAAGGGGATCAGCCGGATCACCAGTGTCTCGGTCGCCAATGACACGGCCTACGGACGCCCGGTCAAAGATATCTGGGTCAACTCCGCGAACGCGCTGCCGATTGAGTGCGACGTGATCGCGGGCCGCGATGAGAGTGAGTTCTATGCCGCGCTGGGGGTCGTGGGCCGAGGACCGATTAGTGGCTACGGCACCGGGCATACTCTCGACGGCCAGTCGAATCACGGTCCCGGCAGCCTGGGCCTCAGGCGCGCATTTGGAGGTACGCCGGCGACCGGCAGCGAAACCGCCGCCAACAACCAACCGGATGCCGGCAGCGATTCGTTTGCCCTCGACGAAGTTGGAAATCCGCTCCCAGTGAACCCGCTTGACGGCGTCGCATTCCTGCAGATTCGCAGGACCGACGAAAAAGGGATTCAGGCAGTTCGCGCGGAAGAGCGGAAGATGACCGCCTATGTCACCGGCGGTCTCGGCGGATGGACTTGGTCCGGAACTGGGCCGTACACGCGCTCATGGCAAACGACACTCACTAACCCGATCTGGATTGCGATCAACACGTTTCTCAACGGGCTGAACCT